TTGACCTGTGCGGGGCTTTGGGCTTCGGCTGAGGGAATGACGCTATATCGGGCGGAAGGGAGGGTAAAAATGGCTAAAAACGCGGCGACGCATAGGGTTTTCAAAGTGTGTGGCGATTCGATGGTCACGCTGGCCCGTAATCATCTATCGCCCGCGCTGATTCGCGCATCCCCGTGATTTAACCGGGGCAATTGGGGTTTAGCGACAAGATTAAGCATGGCACGCAAGTGGGAGATTGCAAGCGCCGCCGCGCGGGTAGGATTCTTCGTATGGGCCACGTTCAGATGGAAACGATCGATCAAATTGATGAAAGACTCGCGCGATTGAGACGCTTTGAAAAGGATCTTCAGTATCTCGCTGACAAGACGTGCATCGGCAATCGTCCAGAAGCAGAGGCGGAGCTCGTAAAGATTCATGCCGCGATCGCCGCCACGACGACACTAAGAAAGCGCACACAGGTAGAAAAAGCCGCGGCCAATTTAGGGCCGCGGCGATGACCATTGCTTCTCCTTGTTTTACGCTTCGGGGGCGTCTGCAAATGTATTCTCCGAAAACTGCGCGCGCAGCTCTTTGAGCTTCTGCGCGAGGCAGTCTGATTCGTTGCGGTTGTGGAAGGAAAAAGTATGGAGTGTTCCCGATGCTTCGATCTGGATGGTTGTGAAGTCATCAGGGAAGCACGCTTCGTTGCAGTAGTCGCAATAGGTGATTCTTCCGATGACCATGGTTCCTCCTTTCAGAAGCAGAAGCACATCAGCGCGAGCGCGATGAGGAGCCAGACAAGAGCCGAAAGCTTTCGCATAGTTCCTCCTTTCGGATCGCGATGAATTCGTAATCCGGGTCGAGGTACATTTCGTTAATGAGGCGCGCGATGTCCTCAGGAGTGAAGTTTGCGAACAAGAGATGCCACGCCGCATGTTTGTTTCCGGGAATCCGGACTATGTTGCGTGGCTCACTTTTTCCGCCGATGGAGCGGGGTTTCCTGTGATGGGTCGTCATGCGGGATTGCACGCCGGCCTCCGCGGGACCGCAGTGTGGCAGTTCGGGCAGACAAGCCCGGTGCGGATTCCGTAGCGACGTGCTTTCCGGTACGCGTTCGTCTTGCTGATGCCCAAGAGGCGCGCGGCGGCAAGGATGCTCCCACCGCTCGCTTCCAAGGCTCTCACGAAGGCGATCCGTTCGAGCTCGTCGAGGTTGAAGGTTTCGGGAGGGGCGAAAGACCGGGAGAGTGCCGCATGGCACGCTTCCGATCCCATCGCATAGGCGCGTTCGGCAAGCCGGAGCGCGTCGAGTGTCCCTCCCCGGACCGCTCGGGAGAGCGATTTCAGCGTGTGAAGATCGGTGTCTGGGATCATGGGGCGCCTCAATTCATCGAAGCGAGGAATCCGCCAAGTTTGGCGGTCGCCTTGAACTGAGGAACCGGGTCGAGATCCTTGAACGCTGACGTGAACGCGTTCGACAGGCTCCAGAGCGTGCGCGGCTGGAACTCGGGGAACTGCGGGTCGAAGTAGAGCCGATGGACCTCTCGAGAGAGGTGCTTCGGCGCTTCGAGACCGTCCTCGATGAACGCGCGGTAGATGACGAGCTTCGCGGCGGCATCGGAAAGCTGGAAGTTCCTCCAGCTTTCCACCTGCTTCCGCATCGGCTCGAAGTTGCGCTGCATCCTATCGATGCCGATGGCGAGCGCATCCTGCAGGTTGAAGTGCTTCGAGTGCTTGGCGAGCACGGGGGTGAAATCCCCGTGGAACGCCATGTTGTCGCAGACGAAGACCCGGTACCCGACCGTGAGCGCAAGACGCATGGACTTGTCGTTCGCGTTCCGGATCCCGAGCGAGAATCTGCAGCCTTCGAAGGACGATTCGAGGTCGAGGACCCCGAAGAGCTTCATCCCGTCGTCGGTCACCGCGTACTCGTCGCGGACTACGTTAATGTGCCGGTACGAGAGCGCCTCAAGGACGTTCCCGATGAGGTCCGCGTGGGCGATGGGCTTAAAGGTGTCCGTCGCCTCGGGCGGAAGGATGGTTACGAGTTGGTCGCGCGAGAGCTTGGAAGCTCCCGTGTGAGCAAGTAGCTGTTCCATAATTCTCCTTTTCAGTTTTTAAGGTGCGGGTGGGGAAAGATGCCCCGGAAGATCAACGAGAGGTTTCGCTGACATCTTCCGGGGAATCCTGAGTGAGGCGCTTAATCCAGTTGCAGTTGGCACAGAGGAGTTGGTAAGTCGCAACAAACTCTTCTGGATTGCTCTTGAGCAGTCTGACCATATAAAGGAAATAGGCATACGTGTTGCCAATACGCGCCCTTTCTTTCCGGCCGCCACCCTTTATGTGGTCTATCTGTAATGCCCGCGTGTCACTAAAGCCACAGCTTTTACATTTGGAACCGAGAGCGCGGTTTAGTTCTTCATGAAATTGTTGCCTTTGTGTTCGGCGGTAAGCTTTTTGGTTTTTATAAATCCTGCCCTTATTTGCAAGAAACCATTGGCGCATCCATTCTTTCTTTCGTTCGGGGCTCTTAAATGCCATTAACTGGTGGGGTTATATAACTAACCCTAGCGTACCCACCAGTTAATGCAAGGTTGGGGTCATGAGACCCATTTGAGAGGACGTTGATTTGTGAAAGTACGAAAGGGCGGCTGGTGCCGGTTAGCAGGGGAATCTCTGTCGAGGAGGATTCCTTTCCAAGCGCCCCGCCCGCCTCTCCGGGTCGAAGCGAAGAGGTAGCCGGGACGTTCGAAAACGCCCACGCCAGTAGCAATCCTGTAGGAGCAAGCCGCGCGGCTTAGCTGGGATTCCCCGTCCGTGAGAGCTACTGGTGTGGAAGTTCTACTGCGCGGAGGGCTGCTTTGCTGCTGCGGCTGCGTTGGCGGCCGCAGCTTGAATAGCTACGGCGGCTTGGATGCCTGACCACTTCTTCAATCCCGCGGCGATGCCGTTGATGAAGGGCGTTAGAGCCATCCAATAAACGTTGCCGGAGTAGAGCGCCAAGAGCGCCGGGATGGCTGCACAGGCGATCACCCATGCCGCAACCTTGCACGCATGAAGCGCCGCCTGCTCGAATGCTGAGATTGTCATTTTGTTTGTTGTTAGTTTCGACCTTTTAGGTCCGTCAGATTACGGTTTCAATCTCTTCCACCACTTGCTCGATCTCTTGCAGCAGGGTTTCCTTCTCGGCGGCCGGAGCTTGGGTATCCTCTGTCACGTCCTGAACCGCTTCTGAGGCGTCAGACACGGTCTGCTGTTCCACCGGCAATGCGTCCACTGCCGTTCCCAGCTCAAAGAAGAACTCAGACGTCAAGTACTTCTGGTCGATGTGCTTTAGCGAGTAGGCAAGATTAGGTTCGGCTGAATCCACTACCCAGACGCCGGTGTCATCCCAGTCATACGCGGTCACGAAGTGGCCGTAGAGCGGTTGCGTAAATGTAGGATTTGCAGTCCCCCAGAATCCGTCGTCGCACTTTAGGAGCAGGATGACCGCTTTCCATTGATAGATCGCCGAAGCAATCGTTTGAATATTCACCGTGTCGTCGTATGCAAAATCCACATCCTTATGGTTCGTCGCTTCAAGGTCGTCGTTCTCGGTGACCGCAGTGGGGTCAAGATACGTTGTCAAAGGCAGCGTCACGTCGTTCTCTAGCGGTTCGTAGAGGTCGGCTCCGACAGTCTGAAGGAATTTGAAGATTGCCGTCATATCGGTCCCGTCCTCGACGGAAAATCCGTCATAGACAGGCGAGGAAGGTGTCTTCAGCTTGATCGCGGCGTAGCGCGGGGAGAAACGATTTATCGTGCCGCTCGCGGCGTGCTCCAAGATCGCCTGCAAATGCGAAGCAGCATGCTCGCCGCAGAACGGGGTTTCGCCCTGCTGATTGACCTGAAGCCATGAAAGATCGATCGGCGTGTGTGTGGCGGGAAGTGCGACCGCAGTTCCGAGCTTTCGCTCATCCGAAAGCTTTACTCTTTCTCTCGCGCCGAGGTTGTGTGGCATTTGATTTAATTGTGATGGTTTATTAGCAGTTGTCCATAGTGCATAACTCGTAGCTAGTGATGGAAAGTAAAGTAAGCCGTGAGCGCCCCGATGATCAGGCCAGCGAGCACCTTGAGAACATCCCAGACGGCTTTCTTGCCAACGCTTTCGCCGCTCTGTTTCTCCCGCCATTTATTGATGTCGGCTACTGCGTCCTCAAGTTTCCCGGTGCGGCCGTTCGCATACGCCTGTTTCTGGTCAATGGCATCAAGCCGCCCGAACATCTTACCCATCGCAAACATGATCTGGCCGTGTTCAGAGGTCGGACTGCCCGGCTGGGTGGGGAGTTTTACTTCGTCGTCCATGGGATTACATACACTTCCACGAATAATCGACGGTTCCCGGTGTTCCGCTGAACGTCCACACAAGGTAGAAATTTGTGGCGTCCCACGTAACGGTCGCGGTTGCTTGGTGTGAGGAGTTAGAGACGTCCGCGATCAGGCTTGATGATGCGGTCGCAGTAAAACTAACGCATACGCTCTGCGTGCCGTTGTAATTTCCGATGGAGTTCGCGAATATGCTGGTAGAAGTGATGACGGTGGCAATCAGATCGAGCGAAACTGGCATCCTGCCGAGGCCATGGGCTATGGTCTGCGTGGTGGATGAAGAAACAGACCCGGTGCCGTTCGCAACAGGTGAATAGCCTCCTGCTTGGAGCGATGTAAATGGCCGCACGTCCGCCTGAACGTAGCCTTCGCCGCTCTGTTCATTTTCTGTGTCATAAAGCGCGGTTTCGCTCACAACGTTGTAGAGTTCGCAGATCGGTACTTTCCCGGACGGATACGTGGGGACGGCCGGGGAAGAGCTCTCGGTGCCCGTTGTCCATGCGAGTGTGCCGCTCGTGTCGATCGTGAGCACGTCGATCCGGGGATGGGAAACCGGAGCCGTGACGGTCGGCGTTGACCCTCCTAAGAACTTCACTTGGACCCCGCCGATATAGTATGTGCCGTCTTCCACGTAAAGCTGCATGGTTTGGGCAGTCCATGTGCCGCTCGTCACCGTGGTCGTGATATTGAAGCTCGTCAGACCGCCCGTGATGCCGTTCACATTCTTGTTCAGAGAGAACGGCACGATCGTCGTGGATGATCCGGGCCATGCCCAGCCGACATACGAGAGGAGCGCCTGATTTCCGAGTGATGCGGCGATTTGGTTCGAGTTCGTGAGGTCTGGACGGCGTAGCCAATTCAGGAGGTTCTGTACGCTCGCTGCTGCCGTCACTCCGATAAGAATATTGTTCGCGGCCGAGCCGATGGCCGTCACGTACGTTGCGACGATGTTCGTTCCGTTTACATCGAAGGTGACGGTCTGGCCGTTCGTAGGATTGGTACCGAGCGAGAGCGCCCCGAGTTGCTGATGCGCCAAAAGAAAGCTGCCACCGCGCGCATCATCGTGCCTGTCGTTCTGATGCGATGCCAAGATGTTTTGGTCTGTTCCGATGGGGCGGGATTTCATGAATTTGCAAAGCTTATGTCTATTTCCAAAGTCGTGTCTGAACCCGAGGACTTTGAATATGGCGTGGCGAAGAGCGCGTGGTTGAACATATTGCCGGTGCCGATTGTGGCGTCGCCACCGATGAACGAGCCGCATTCGTAATACGTTTCATTCGCAAGGACAGCGTCCGGAAAGAAGAACTGGAGCTGCGCGGTGTTCAGGCCAAAATCGGCGGCATAGGAGACCGCCGCGCGGTTCGTGGGGGATGTGAGGCCGGTGTCGCCGGCACTCGGGGTCGTGCTGCCGGTGCCAATCTCGCCCCACGCGATGCCCAGCGGGAAGTTGAACGAGCCTATGAAAGCGCTGATAAGGTATTGCACGAGGATGTCGATGCCGTAGTTGGAGGAATCGACGATCAGATTCTCTTGTTCTACTTCCACTTCTCCGTCGGCGAGAAGCTCACGCGCGAGCGCCACTTTTCCCAAGTCTACGAGGCTCTGATAGAGATGAAGCGTCCCTGCGGGGTGTGAGCGGATGGTGATCTTTCCTGAAACCTTTAGTCCTTCTTTCATTAGATAGTATGTAATCAGTATAGTTACAAATAGACTGCGAAACCATAGCGGGCTTGTGGAGAAGTCGGGCCGTACTCATACGGCCGAGATCCGGCAGTGACAGTCACGGTGTCGGTAAGGTCGAGTGCCTCATCGGCCTCTTCGAGGTTCTCGGTGATCGTGTCGTCGGACACATCGGTTTGAGTCTGTTCCTGCTGCAAAATCGTCGTCATAAGGTCGGTGAAGGTCACCGTGTCTGAGCCGATGCATTCGATCTGGTATTCGAGCATCCCGTCGATATTCAAATTGTCGTCGCCGGGCGCGTAACCGACAGCCTCGATGCGCTTGATGACAAGGTTGTAATTGGTGATCCCCATCGCAGGGACGTTCACCTTGATCGTCTGGCCGATCTGGCAGCCGGGAATGAGGGTATTGAACTTCACGTCGTACACGGGATGGCCGAACTGGAGGATCTGCGCCTGCGCGCGTAGTTGAGCTTCGGGAACGGACGTGATCGTGGAATCGGTCACCACCCCCTGCCGCTCGCCGTAGAGGGCGATACTCTCTGAGTTCTGGGCGTGTGCCACGATCGGGACCTGCGCAGTGCCAAAGATCTTCACTACCTGTCCACTCGAAGGCGCGCCCGCAGTGAACTGAATGAATCGCCCGGAGTCGCTGTAGAGCACGTCCACAGTCGAAGGGTCGGTCACCTGATTCAGGACGCCGACGCTCTGCGGCACGCCGTTCAAGAGCACGACAATCGTATCCGAGCTATATGCATAAGCGACAGGGAAGGTATTGGCAGTGCCGTTCGTCGGATATACATCGTTCGTGTTGGAGGCGGTGAACATGACCGGCAGCGTGCCGCCGATCACGTACACCGAGTTCTGCATGTTCGTGATCTGGAGGTCTATGTCGAGCGAGTTCCACTCCACTTCGCCGGAGGTCGCGTCAACGGTGATCGGGGCCACGCCACCGTCCCCGACCGCGCCGCCTCCATCGCCGTCGTCCACGTCGCCGAGAAAGAAATAAACGGTCTTATCGGGGCCGATGAACCAGTCCCACCCGATGAGCTTCGCGAGGGACTGGAGGGCTTTCGACGGCTGCTGGTAATTGAACTTGATCGTCTCGACGAGGAAATTCCCGCGCTGGACGCCGTCGAGATTGAAGCCCTTGCCCGAGCAAAACGTATTAATGATGTCCGCCACGATGTCGGCGGGATCCATACCGGAGTAGTTCTTTTTGACCAAAGTTCCGTCGAGCAAAAATCTCCAGTCGGTTGCTGTGACTTGCCACGTGATTAGGAGTCCCGAGATGATCGGCTCTACCTCGGTGCATGTGCCGCCCCAGATGATGCCGGTAGAGTCGTAGAGCTAGATCGTGTCGCCTATGACGGGAATGGTCTTCGCGGGATAGGTCTGACCGACGCCCTGTCGGATATTGAATTTGAAAGTGCCGGTCTCCTTCGTCAATACCGAAACAGCGTCGATACTCTTCCAATCGACGGATTTGGAGATGTCGGTCCCGTTGTCGAGGATCTTGACGGGGTTGGCCATGGATCAGGTGCGATAGTTCGTGACTCGGACCTGCGTGTTGATGCTTTTCGCGATATAGTCCGCAAGTTGCTTCACGGTTTGTGGGTTTAAGAAGAGGCCGCCGTTCACGTTTATGACGATCTGCTGACCGCCGGCGCCGGCCGCGCCCATCTGTGAGAGGGGCACAACCGCCTCCGGACCGGCTTCGCCGATGATCGCGAGCGTGGGCTGCGTGACGAAACCTCCCGCGGCAAGCATCGGAATGTCGGGGATCGAGAAGCCGAGGTTGATGGCGGGCGTGGCGAGCTTCGTGCCGGGAATGGAAATTGAAGGTATTGAAATGCGGATCGCGTCGAGCGCGTTGATGAAGCCGTTGATGGCTGAAATGACATAATCGACGCCCGTCTTGACGGTGTTCTGGATGGTGCTCCAGATGTTCCCCAAAAAGGCGCTCATGTCGGTCCATGCGGATTCCCAGATGTGAGATATGTCGTCGAGCGCCGAGGCGAAGAGGTTTTTCTCCAGCTCCCATCCCCCGACGAAATATGTGTAAATGCCGTTCCAGATGGTCTCGGTGACGCTTTGAATAAGCGTCCAGTTCGAGATGATGAGCGCAGTGAGGGCGGCGATTATGAGGATCGCGATGCCAACGGGGCCGCTCAGCGCCGCGATGACGACGCCTATTGCCTCAACGACCGGCGTCACGGTGATGATTGCGACACCGATGAGGCCGACGACAAGGAGCAGTCCGGTGAGCGCCGCAGTGCCGAGCACGATGGCATCGGTGAGCTTCGGGTGTGCCTCAGCCCAATTGCTGACGTCCTGAATGACGGGTTCAAGGTCCCTTGCAACCGCGTCGAGGAGCGGCAGGAGGTCATTTCCGATCACGGTCCTTAGGGCAGTGAGCCGGTTGCTGAGCTGCGTGAGCGCCGCGCCGGGCGCACCTGCAGCCGCCTGAGCCACGCCGCCGATGGAATTCTGGAGCGTCTGGAGAATCACGGCATCCGCGCCCGCGGTGTCGCCCGCCTTCGCCATGTTCTCGATCATGGTGACGGTGGCGGCCGGGAAGTCGATATTGCCCTGACGGATGAGCTGGTTCAGTCCCGCGACAGGATCGGTGAGGGCATTCGTGAGCATACGGGTCGCGTTCGGAAGATCGCTGCCCATTTTGGTCGCGAGGTCGGCCGCCAAGACGGTCGTCTCTTGGTAAGAACCTTGTAGCTGGGTGTGGCTCACGATGAGCGCCTCGGACGAAAGAACATCCTGCTGCGTGAAAAGCGTCGTGGCCTGCACCTGCTGGGCATACGCCTGAATCTGCGAAAGCGGGATGGACGATCCGGTGTCTTTGAGAATTTGCGCGATCTGGGCGGAGGTCTCGTCCCATTGCTGGGCCGACGAAACGGCGTCTTTTATTACATTCGCGATCGCCAAGAAGCCTATTCCGGCGATCGCCGCAAGTCCTGCATACGCGCCGGCCGACGCCGTGCTTGCCGCTTCGCTCGACGATGCGATGGTCGCGTTCGCCTCTGTAATGACGGCCGCGGCTTCCGTCGCGGAGATTCCCTCCTCCACCATGAGGTCTTCCATTTCTGCCGTCGACGCATTTACCATGTCGGCGCAGAGCGCAAAAGACTGCTCCTGTGTGAGCAGTGCATTCGTTATTTCGCCAGTGGTTTCATCCACCTGCAGTCCGAACTCGGCGAAGCTGTCGGCGGCCGCGCCGGTAGATGTGGTGACCTGATCGGCCATCCCCGCAACTGAGTCGCCAACTTCGGCTATCGTTCCCGAAGCTTCATCGACAGCGGATATGAGGATCTCAAGCTCGGACTCCATGCGCTATGAGTGGATGTATTTGTCTGCCGCGTCCCATACCTTCTTATGTTGCTTTGCCCGATAAATCGCCCCGAAAATGATGAGGGCGAACGGACTCGCAATGACGACGAGCACGGCAATGGTTAGAAGGACAGCAAGTGCTTCTTGCATCTGTTTGCTTAGTTATGTTTGTTTGATTTCGACCTCCTTAACTAAGACATATTGACGTTGCCTTTGCAAGGTCAGTGCTTCGACTTGCGTTCAGCTTCCTCCGCCTCGCTTTGGAGTATGAGAAGCAGATTCGCTATGAGCCATTGGGGCTGCGAGCGGTAGGTCTCCCACGACCATTTCATCTCCCGACAGAGAAGAACGCCCTTCAGTTCGGGAGAGAGATAGGCGCGGCCGATGGCGAAGAACTCATGCCAAATTAATTCGGCTGAGTCTTCGCCTCCGTAAAATCCCCGTTCACGATCTTGGTCACTTCCTTGCTGAGGAAGAGATAATCCGCGAGGGGAAGCGCACGGAGAGCATTGGGGATGTCATCGGTCTTGCCGTCAATCGAAACGATGGCGACGCCGACGAGGCGTTTTGCGAGCTCGTTCTTAGAAAGCTCCTCGCCCTGCTTCGCGTCGTTGATGTCGAGAAACTCCCCTGCGGAGATGTATTCCTTGAGTTCAACGGTGTGGTTGGAAGGCGTGGTCACTGTATTTGTCTTGCGTTCTGGCATTGTGGTGAGGGTTTTGTCGTTAATTTGGCTATGCGCTCGTGGCTGCGGTGTTCGTGGTCACGATGTTCAACATTTCCGAATTTGCTGTTGAATACGTAGCCGTGAACTTTATGGTTTGGTAGACGAGGTCCTTGATCTTGATCGGGCGCGATATTGCCGTGAAGTAGACCTGATCGAGCGTGATATTGACCGTCGGATGCGACGGAACGGTGCCGATGCTGACATCGGTGTTCTGTAAAACGACAGAAAGCGCCTGAGGAACGTTCGGCGTCGCGAGTGCGACTGTTTTGAAGTCCGACTCGTTCTGCCAGATCGCCTCCAGCGAGCCCGAGACCTTGAACTCCTTGTTGAGGTAGTCGATTGGCGCGATGCTGCCGAGCACGTCATCGTCCTCGATGTTCGCATCCACCGAAAGCTTGAATGACTTCAAGGCGATCGCGGTTGCTCCGGAAATGCCGGAGACCGAGGTCGCGTACTTGAACGTCATGTACTGAGGGAGGAAGCGGTTCTCTGCCGCGATGGAAGGGCTGAAGGAGGACTGCGCCACGCCCTTGAGGGCCTTCACGGAAAGAGAAAGCTCCGCGAATTTCTTCAGCTCCACGTCCAGATCCATCTTGTGGATAACGCCCAGCGCGTGCGAGTAATCCACACCGGAAAGCGGATCGTGGATGAAAAGGGTGAGCGACTGGTGTTGCGCGGTCTCCCCCACGGTCGCCTTGTGATCGTAAACGACGGTTTCGCCGGAATGCGTGCTGTCCGCGCTCGCGCCGAACATCGCATAGAGAATGAGCGGCAGGCTGAGGTCCGTGAGAGGGACCTTGAGCGTGCCTTCGGCCCAGTTCTTCGTGCGAAACTGGCCTACCGAATCTTCGATGATTCCGTATGCCTCATCCTGTGAGACATTCTCATACTTCTCGTCGAGAGATGCGTCGCTGAACGGGAGCCAGTGGTTGGCCGACGATATGGCGGTTCCGCGAGTCACTTCTTTTGCGATGCCGATGCTAAACCGCCGACCTATTCCTTTTTGTGACATGGTTATTCGATAATGGTTTCTGATTCACCGACCTTTTCCTCCGGATTCACCGGCTTCCGTTTGGCGAGATAGATCGCGTGCGCGTCCTCGCGGGTCGCCGCGCGGACCGTCATAGCCTGATAGCCGTTGGCTTCGGGATAGAAATAATCGTTCTCAAGGACAGACGCCGCGCGCGAATAGGTCGGCTGGACGTCCTTGTTTTCGGCGTCTTGACTGCTCATCATTTTGTTCGTCTTGTCTTGAATGTCCACGAATGTGGTGATTAGGTTTGTTGCACTGCGGCCGGTACGAGGGCCTTTGCCTTAATTGTGATGTACATCGTTACGAATGTCACGCTGCCGCTACTCACAGGTCCGGGCGGGTCAAGGATGGCCGGATTTACGCCTCCTACGGCCATTCCCTGAAGAGTGACGTCGTTGTCAAAGACCTGCAGCACGGCGTCCATCAGCCCTTCAAGGTACGTCGGATCGTTCTTCGGGAGGTTTTCTGGGGTCGTGACCACCATGACGTACCACGTGTATTCGCGAAGGTTGGTTGCGACGTCTTCATATTGCGACTGGCCGACGGTGGGCGGAATGACGAGCGCCGCAGGGAACTTGCCCCACGTCCGGTCAAGCGGATTGAGCTTCGTGAAATCATCGGCCACCACTGACCCGAGCGTCCCTGACGAGACGAGCGACTGGAGGTCGTTCACCATCGCCTGCTTGATATTTTGTGAAGGAGTATTAGCCATTGGCTTGTGATGCTAGCGCTTCGTTTACCTGATTGAGCGCTTGAACAAAGAGCGTCTCAATGTCGGGCTGCGCGCCGGCGACGATTCGTTCCATGAACGGATTCGCCTTCGTGCCGGGGTGATGGACGATGGGGCCGAATATCTGGCCGGTAGCGGTATTAGCGAGGACCTTCTTGTTCACCGCCTTGATCTCATGCGGCCCGGTGCCGAATTCCACATAGGGGGCGTAGCTCGCGCGAGGATACCAGCGTGCCACGAGGTTGCCGACTTCGAACGCCCAGTTCTGCACGAGGTAGCCGGTCTTTACCGGGACTGTGGCTGCGGTAGTGAATTTTGCGAGGATCGCCTGCGCGGCAACGATCGCCCTTTGGATGATCGGCTGCGAGATCGCAGGATATTGCGCGAGCGCGTCCTGTAGGGCAGGGAGGTTGGGTATTGAAACTGAGAATGAGGCTCCGTTCATTGAAGTCAGAAAATGTTGCCGACGCGGCGGTAATTATTGATGACATTCCGGTCAAGGGCGTCGAGCTGGTCCCTCCACGCGGTGGTCGCGCCCTGTATTGCCTCGCTCGCCTTCCCGTCGAGCTGGCGGCGCTTGTAGATCCGGACGACGATGTTTTCGCAGAGGCTTGTAAGGTCCGAGGGAAGCTGATGCGTGGAGCCGTTGCCGGCGTTCTGCCAATCCACGGGATACCCTGCGACGTAGCTCGCGCGGATCATGTTGTTGTAGAGGCCGGGAATCGAGCCGTATACGCGGATGATTCCAGCGTGCCCCTGTTGGTCGAGCTCGTACTGGTCCTGAATAAAATCGGTCCAGTTCGGATTGCTCGGCGTTCCCGCGCGCCACTGGAAGGATAGAAGGCCGCTTATCTCGAACACAGCCCCCGTCTGCGTGACACTCGCGGGCTGGCTCATGGTGAGCGCGCCACTGCTGCCAACCGTCAAAACTGTGGTGCCCTGCGGGAATAGACCCTGAATGTTGTAAAGTTGCATCCCGGCGACGATGCCAGTGTAGGGCGCGACGGTAACGCTCGACGATCCCTGTGTGAGATTTGCGGTGACGAGGAGATAGGTGACGGGCGAATTGCGGAGGACAAGCCGTTCTTGCTTCCTGCCCTGTGCGGTATAAACCTCGTTCGTGTAGGTCTTTTGCACGAAATGGCCGTCGTTTGGATATGCTTCAAGGCCGGTCTCGCCGCATTCGCGCTCGATGTAGTCGGTGGCGCCATTGATAATGCGCGTCAAAACGGCGTCGTTGTCCGGGATGATGATGTCGAGGCGGTCTTTTACACGAGAAAGCGTCGTGAGCGCGTATTTAGAGACTTGTTCAGCCATGAAATGTCGAGGGAAATACCCTCGCTTCGTGGCACTTACCTCACCGGAAGTGCCACGGGACGAAGGTTCGAAAACCTATTGACTAAGTGTTCGAAACGGTCGAATCTACGGGTTTCTGCTCGGCGTTGCCCAAGACGATCTCGGCGAAACCGAGGATCGCGGGGGACGAACCGCCGGTGAAGGCCGGCGTGACGACCGCCCGAAGGTACTGCTTCCGGTTAAGGTTGAGGCCTTCGATGCGGGCGACGTTCTCCGCCGCGGCGGATTCGCAGTTGAGGGTGAATCCGATGACGGTGCCGGTGTTATCGAGCGCGTTCGCCCAGTTGCCGGTGCCGGTCGAGCTCTCTTGGAGCGTGATGACGAGCGTTGCGGCAGACGGGGAACCCGATGCCTCCGCGCCATAGACGTGGATTGCAGCGTTGTCATAGCCGGACGTGTTGACGGACGAGCCGTCAACCGCGGTAGAGCCGGTGAAGCTCTGCGGGACGAGTGATACACCGCCGATGAGCAGCGTATTGTCATAAACGTTAAATCTCATTGGTTTTGATTGATTGGCCCCTGCCTTCCTTCGACTTTAATCGGAAGGGACGGAGCGCGGGCGCGCTCCGACGGGCGGTTTATTCCCAATCCCCGCCGATCCGCGCCGAGGAAACGGCGCGAACCGGAGAGGAGTTCACGAGATTACGACGCTGCCGTAGAAATGACCGTGAATGCCTTGGGGAGCACAACCACGAATGCGTGGCGGTGCTTGTAGACGATGCCGCGCTGGTCTGCGAGCGCGATCTCCTTGCCGCCGAACGAGCCTGACTCGAACTGCGCGACACGAAGGTCGCCCTTGTCGCCGAACGCGCACGCCTTGAGGTTGCCGAAGATGGCGAACGGCTGGCTGGTCTGCGAAGCGACGGTGGTCGCCGGGAGCCAGCGGTTCGTATAGACGGGATAGCCCGCCATATAACCAGCCGGCCGGATCGGACCGCCGCCTACATCGTCCTTGAGCTCGTTGCCTGCTCCCGAAAGGAACAGGAACGGAAGGCCGGAGCTCGAAGCGAGCGCGGAGCGGATCGCCGCCCAGACGGTGCGGTGGAAGTACCACGCGGCGCCGTCCAAGATGGATTCCTCCAGTGTAGCGATGACGTTCGCTGCATCCGTGACCGGATTGAACGACGCAAACGTTGTCTGGCTGTTGCCAGCTTTCATCGTGTACGTGTTCACGTTCGCGGTGTTGAAGATGCCGACGAAGGGACCGGTGTAAGCCGTGCCTGCGACGCTGCCGCCGCCGACAAAGCCCTGCTGGTCGATCATGTTCGCGAGCGCCTCACCTGCCATTGCCATGAGCCAGTCCGCGAGCTGCACTGAGGCATCGGCCAAAAGGTCGTTGCCAACGGTGAAGGCGAGCTGCCACTTGCGGGCGATGAGGACGGCCTGACCGAACGTGAGGCCCGTCGTGGTTCCCGGAAGATCCACGCCGACATAGGAGCCGGTGAGGAATGAACCGGTGTAGTTGGGGATGCCCAACTCATCGGTCTTCATCGGCCAGTTCTGGCACTGCTTCATGATCGTTCCGACCGAAGCGGCGATACGAAGGATCGCTGCCGCAACTTCCGGTTCAACCAAGTAGCCGCCACGATTGTCCTGCTCTTCGATGAGCGCTTCGTTTGCCTTCATGACAAGCGCGCCCTCGCGGTTGCCGCGGAAGACTGCCTGCACCTGCTTGGCGAACGAAACCTTCTGGTCGGTCGTCATGCCGGAGATGTCGCGGCCTTTGACGGCGCGCTCCACCATGGCCCGCTCGACGACCTGTCGTGCGGTCTTCACGGAGATCTCTTCCATCGTCGGAACGAGGGACTTCTCCATGAAGTCGTTGAATCCATCGGAAACGGTCTTAGAGACCGCATCCAAGATTTCTTGTTTTTCCACTTATTTGGTGTTTGGGATAGGTCTATCTGCCCGAAGCGCGCGCCGCCCTGATCTTGTCGTTAAGCTGGCGGAGAGCACCTTCGGAAGCAGTTTTGACCTGCCTCACGAGCCGCTGGGTGAAGAGGTAAGTCTCCAAATCCGCGTCTGCTCCTGAGGTGCTCGACCTTGGTTTCAGGGCCTTCTCGTCGCCGTCGGGCTTTTCGGCCTCGGGCTTCGGGGAAGGTTCCTCCCTTCCGCCGCCGTCATCGGAGCCGATAAGCTCCTTGAGGGCCGCGGTGACATCGTTGTGGTGGGATTCCATCTTTTCCAAGATGGCTTTCAATTTCTCCTTATTCTTCGCGGAGATCTGCCGGCCGATCTTCGTGATGAGCTCCTGCACGGATTTCTCTTCGTTGTCCTCGCCTTGACCGAACTCCGCGTCGCACATGGCCTTGTGGGCTTTCTCATGGCGGTCGAGCTCGTCGCCCACCGCTTTCGTGAACTCGTCGATAGCCTTCTGCTTGTCGTCGTCTCCAGTAGCGGACTCATGGGCGGACTTGAACTCATCGATGGCCTTATCGACGGCTTTGACGTGCTTCAGATGCTCCGCTTTGACCTCCGACTTGAATTCGTCGATGGATTTCTTCGGCTGCTGGTCTTCGAGCGCATAGCCATCGTCGATGGCCTTCATCGTGTTTTGGAGGTGCTCGTCCTGCTCTCCGTCGATAGCCTTCGTGAACTCGTCGATCGATTTGAACTCGTCGATAGCCTTCGCAAAGGCCTTTCCGTGCCGTTCGTGCTCTGCTTTGAATTTGTTTGTGAGTTCTTGGTTCATTGGTTCGGATTTGGTGGATTTCGCGGGGACACATACGAGGCTGCCGGGGTTGTTGGGATCGTCTGCGAGTATTCCGGGCGTCCCGTCGTCGAGCTCGCAGCGGTCGCCGATCTGAGGCGACTTTTCGGACTTCTCTTCCCAAGGCGGCGTTTTGCCGAATTCCTTGTAATGCGAGGCGATGTGAGCTTTCACGGCGGCAACGTCGCCGGAGGGAATGTCAACTCCCCCTCTGCCGCCTTGTAAGGCAGCCGCCGCTGCTTTCACTCCGTTCCAAACAGCTTTCAAATCGGAGGTGCGGTGATGGGGGAGCTTGTACGAGGACTTCACGTCGGGGTCTTCGGAATCGAACCACGCACAGATGGACTTGAGCTTGTCCATGTCGTCGCCGCACTCTTTCACCTCTGCCGGGCCGTCCCATGCGGTGTCCGGGTCGGCTGTGCCGTGGTCCTTGTAGGGAACCGCTCCCTTCGTCTCATAGAAAAAGCCCTTCGTCACGAGATCACGTGTGGACATACCGAGCGCGCTCACCTGCCGTAACGATAGGGCGAACTTTCCCGCAGGGACGGGGCAGAAGCTCATCTCAAGGAGTTCGCGGGTGCCGTCGTCGTTCTGGATGTATCCGGGAGAGACGGCGCGGAGGATCTTCTGCTGATACAGCGAACATGCGAGGTCGGCTTCGGGATTGATGCCTGCCGGCGCGAACTTGCCCGTGGCGACCGCCTTGTTGCCTTGTATCTCGATGTCAGTGACAATCCCGATCGGGAAACCCCCGTAGTTGTGCGCCCAGAGGACGACCGGGTTCAGCGTGAAGTATTTGAGGTCCCATTTGGACTGGTCGAGCTCATCGCCCTGACGGTCTTCGTCGGACGTGCTCATCACAACCTCGAAGGTGCGGTCGTCGCCGGAGGCCTTGGTCTGCTTCACAAAATCCCCGACGGACTCGGCCGCAAAGGATGCCTTCAGTTGAAGTGCGAGGTCCTGCGAGAATTTCTTTAGGGATTCATTCACCGTATAGGTGATTAGTGTTTAGTAAGGAAGCTCGTCGAACGAAAGGCGGAACACCGTGCTGGTCGGTACTGCGAGCGATGCGCCCGTGCCATTGCTGTAGTACACCGTCGCCGTACCCGTCGCGCCGTTCGTCGAAGCGAGTATGCAGCCCGAAACGTAGACCGTGGTCGTCGCGGAGCTGCCGCTGCAGATCGCGCCGACTGCGAGGCCGGCCGATTCCGGGACAGTGACAGTCGTCGTTGCCGTCGAGGTCGTCGCGCCGAGGGGTCCGAGCGTGGCCACTACGGCCGGTGTTCCGCTCGCGGTCACATACGCCGTGAGGCCATGGTACTGGTCCGAACCGCCTACCGAGAGGCCGCTCGCCGCGTCGGATGAGAACGCTCCGACCGGATAGACATACCCGTTGCCGGTCAGCCCTCCGGATGTGGTCGCGGTGACGAGGTTCGACGGAGCGATCCCTCCTGCGAAGTCACCGCCAAGCACCGGAGTTAATTTATCTGCTGCATACCCCCCGACAAGCCCGCCCACGATCGCAAGGACCGCGAGCCCCGCAATTAAGGATTTGTTGTTCATACCCTAATCGTAGGAACGTCAAGCCCTTTTGGATATGTGTACAACTTTCCGATGCCGCTCACGCTCGCGGCGCGCGCGACAGGATTGGCAGACAGGATTGTTGACTCCCCTCCGGCGCAGGATGATGGCCGGACACTTGCTGCACTCCATCTTTTCGTAGTTCGTCGATCGCGTGCCGGTGACGGGCATATCAGTTGTTCGATTTAGGCAGCTTCGGCTCGACGATGATCGTGATGCCGGACCACGTGAGCACCTCGGTCGATGACCACGTGGCCGTCACCTGCGCGAGGAACGTTCCGGGATTGGGGAAATTGCCTGATGCGACGGTGTAATGGCAGGTGCCGGCCGGGCCACTGTCCACAGTCATGTTCCCCGTAAAGAGCGCGGCGCCAGTCGGGTCTTGGCTGTCCTGCACGGTTATCGTGAGGGACGCATCCGTAATATCCACCGCATTGCCGTTCCCGTCCTCAAGTGTGAAGGGAAGCTCGTATCCGTAGTCGTTCTGCCCGACGATCTGGGGCTGGAGGATCATAGTTCGAGGGTGTTGTCGTTTGTCGCGGGATTCGAGAGGGTGAGATTGCGGAACCGGAGCATGAGCGTGAGTACGGCGTTATAGCCGTTCTGCACGATGCGCATCCCAAGCCGAACGATCGGGCCGAGGAGGCTCTGCCGTTCTGATCCATATGCGTTGGTGCCGTAGCCGGAGAAGCCGTACATTCGTTAGCGGATTCGTTTATCGCACTCCGAGCAGTAGTGATGGCGAGGGTCCCAACTCACAATGGGTGCGAAATGGCAGGGCGAGATTCCGAAGAGGATGAGGAAGGATTTCATCGAAAAATAGCGTTGCCAGTTAGTTTCAGATTTGCCGCGAATTGATAATCGAGATTCGGTGGTCCAGCGGGAGCGGCGGCATATGGGATAAGCGTCGCGGATACGATGCCGTAAGCCGTGGAGGCCGAGAAAGTGAATCCCTGCTTGTACGCAGATCCGTTCGCAATCGTACCGCTTGAATCCACCATAGACATATCTCCGAACTCCCCCGAATTGCCGCGCAGGACAGAACCAGTAGGAGTGCTCGTTGCCGTCCAACTCGCGGTGCTTTCGTTTTCCGCGTAGGAGGTCATCCATGTGTTCGTGTGGCTTGGCGTGATGCTGTTCGTTCCAGCCGTCGCGCTTCCCGTCGAACTCGCGGAACCATCGAGCGTGCAGCTTTGAACACCCGTGTAGGAGATTTCCGAATAGTAAATCTGCGCGGTGGAACTCACTTTCACAATGATGCTCCCCGTAGGAGGAGAGGCAAGACACCAGAGGGAAATGCCAAACGCCGCACCACCAGACCCGGCGATTATCTTTGTGAGCGCGGTGCCGCTCGCCGTCACGGTCTGCGGGTCGCCACCTCCCCCGTCTTCGTTCCATACGAGCAGAACCCCATTGGCACCCGACCCCATCGTGTAAGTCGTGGTTGAAACTCCGCTTGCCGCATACACGGAGGTCTTTTCGTTATCAAAGGCGATGGCCGCATGAGCGACCGGAGCGACAAAGAGAAAACCGAGCAATAAAAATAAGAGATATTTCTTTATAGACATGTCGAAGTTGAAAGTTGCCACGCTATCGTGCTTGATACTTGGAAATCGGCGTACACGACAGTCGTACCTGACGCTTGGCTGGGGGTCATTTCCAAACACCCCGTCCGATAGGAAGATGTTGCGGTAGAAGTCGCTCCTACAAATACAGTGCTTGTCTGATTCACGGGATTCCACGCGTACAGTTGGACACCCGAAGGCGCGGCCGTCGTCGTCCCTACCGCGAGAGATGAACTTATCGTCGTGGTTGCAAGAGACGATGTCGCGGTCACTCCGAGTGTTCCCGCTACCGTAAGCGTTTGCGTAGGTGTTGAGGTAGCGACCCCCACATTTCCACCGTTCGCCTGCAATTCGAGATTCTGCACAGTTCCATTTCCCCCCGCCTCCGTGCTGATGTTCGCGTACCCCGTACCTGCTCCCGAATTGACGGACTTCCCGAAGTGTAGGCACTCATATGTCGTCGTCGCAAAATTGTCGAGGTCTGAAGAACAGATGTCTTCCCACGCCGCTCCATAGATCGTTGATCCAAACCCATTTGCAATCGTAGGTCCTTTCGGAAATACGTCGAACGCTGCAGGGGTTGATGCTTGATATGCCGTGGCGAAGGGAACCGCGATGCCGAGATTCGCACGTGCTCCGAAAACAGCGGTATCAGTACCCACTCCCTCGCCCAAGCTCACGTCGGGATTTACAAGGAGGGAATCGTAATTGTTTATCACCATGTTCCCGTTTTCGGTCGTGGTGGCTTGGAGTGTCACGCTGGAAGTGACGTTCAGAGTTCCTCCGACATTCAGATTGTTCGCCTGTGTCAGCGTCGTACCCGATACCGAGAGAGTGGAAGTCCCCGACAATGCGCTCGCCGTACTCCAGAATGGAAAAGTGCTCGTAGTGACCGCCGATGAGGTCGTGACCGTTCCGCTCCCCCCTCCTCCCGAAATGCCGAGCGTTGATGTCGCAACCCACTGGATGCCACCCGTTGCCGTGGAACTTGCGATAGGGACTGTTCCATTCGCTCCTGGCGTCGGAACGGTCTGTGAAACAAGTGAAGCCGATGCGATGCCCGCGAAAGCGAATGTTACAAAAGCGACTGCGGAGATGACGAGATGTTTTATTTTCATGAACAATTATTGGTATTAAAGTAGTATGAGATGCCCGCGACGACATCGAAGGAACTTGCCGCGCCGGAGGCGTACATCACATGGCAAGCGGTGGACGAAGCCGAGCCGGTGATAACCGTTGAGGTCGTAGTACCCGTAGCGACGAAGGTCGCCACGCTTGTCGTTGCCGAGACCACGTTCAGCGTCGCCGTGCTTGTTGTCGTCGTGCCAACGGCGAGGTTGCTCGTGAAGTCGCCGGTGCCGGAAACGTGAAGGTTGTTGCCACTATCCGTCGTGCCGTTCACGTCCACTTCCCCGTTCGTATCTAGGA